ACAGGATCATAACCATAGTAGTTAACCAATGTATTTACAGCTGTTTGTCTATCCATTTGGCCACTACTTACAGCGGCATTGAGTCCTATGATACCATCCAAACCTCCGACTGTTCCCTTGAGATTAGTCTGAGCCTGTGCCAATGCAGCTGCCTGAGCCTCTGTTCTATCTTGTTTCTGTAACTCGATATCAAACTCCTCTGCATATTGCTGTTGAGTGATCACTCCATCTCTAAGCATAACTGACCATGTGTCAACCTTTGTCTTCTCTGCCTGAGCTTTTACCTGCTCATCATCTTGAAGTATTGGCAGATGTTGGAAGTTAGCCTGTAGATAGTACTCACCTTGCAATCCCCATTGAGCTATCATTGAATCATACATCTGTTGAGTCTCTGGAATGATTGTATCAGTGTAAGCCATACGAATTGAATCCCTCACATTGCTGAATGTCGCACCCTTTTCACTTGAGAATAGGTTGTAATTCAATCCAAATGCGTCAATGATTGCCAACTTATCCTCTGTAAGCTCCTCAAATAGCATGAGGTCTCTTGTTGGATAAGACATCGGTTGCCAGTTTACATTGGACTCAGTGATTATTAACTCATCTTTTTGACGTCTATACCAGTCTTTTTGTATCTTTTGACGCTCCTCTGGAGTCATTGGAATAGCTCCTCCCATGTCATTACTCTGAGCAGATAAGATACCAATGGCTCCTAAGTTCTCAAGTAATACATTACGCTTGTTATAACTGGCCATGATGTTTGACAGTGGTAATCTAAGTGAGTCAATCCTTGAGATAGGTCGAACTATATTCATACCATCTGCAGTTGTGAGGTATATTGAGTCCTCTAATTGAATTGTCTCTTTGGAACCGTCATCATAAGTGAAAACAAACGAATCAATGAGGTCATTAATCTCCATTTGCTTTAATTTCTTACCACTTAGATTGATTTTTATCTTATTGTTTGGCAGTGTTATGATTAAATTACGCTGACCAAAGGACCTCACAGGGCAGTAAGCAACCACATTAGAGTATAAAGCATCCTGTACACTCATTGAATAGACTACATCGGACCATGATTGAACTCCATTAGGCTTAGTGATGAGGTCATTAATCCAGTGATCAGTGACTAAGTTACCATCTTTATCAAATAATGTTGGAACATTAGAGCTCATCATTGTGGCTCTCTTGTTAATAACTGACCTTAACTCTGGAATATCAATGAATAACCTCCATGCATCCCCAGTATCAAGCCAAACAGCCTCTTTTTTACCCCATATCTGCACTGCAGGAGGGAATATTTGACGCGTCAAGTTACGATAACGGTCTGTATTAGCGTAATTATCAACGAATGCACTAAGAAAATTAAATGCCATTCAATATTGTTTTGGCAAATGTAATCATTATTTTAATACAAAAAAGGGGGTTTAAATTATGCCAACTGTCTGAACATGGATTGAGCGAATATGGATAAACCTGCCAGGCAATCCGGTGCATCATCATTCTTATTCTTACCTTCCTTACTGAAATGCAGTACATTCTGGATAAATAGCTCACATTCTGGGGTACCATTGTTAACAAATGTAATTCTTTGCTGTATCCAAACAGATTGCATGATAATCCTGGTTATCTTATTCACTGAGTTATGGACCGGTAATATCCTGCTGTTGGTCATCTTTTGCAATCCCCTTGCAAACATAGCTCCCATACTGTTTGACTCCACCCTGCAATAGGTAACATTCCACTCATTGAGCTTGTTGGCTATCAATGGCATGGTGATGTCAGTGTTTGACTTGTTGAATACATAGTCAACCAAATAGAATTCATTGCCTGCCACTGCCAGTATTGCGAATGCAGTGAAGTCTGCCCCGGCATCTGCCACATCACAGTAAGCAATGCACCCTTGGACCTTATCTTTGATGCTGTTGAACTCAGTTAGTGGAATAGTTTTGAGGTCATTGAACAACCTACCTTGAATATCAACAGGTGATTGCATGTACTCTGCCTCCCAAATGGATGGCTCAGTTCGTTTTTTCTTATCCAGGTACTCATCTGTGGTCATCACTGACTCACAAAAAGAGCGGCCATCTATCAATGCAGGGATAACAATGGACTTATCATACATCCCGTCATTCATTTGCCTGCCTATCACATCATTCAAACTCCATCGAGTTCCAATGTCAATCCTCTTGCATCCACTCTCAAAGCGGCTGTCATGTGTTGCCTCCTTCCATTGGATGATGCGTTCATTCTGAGTATCTGACAAGGCCTGTTCTAATCCTGTGTAAAGGTCATCAGTGACCGCAATGTTATCTGCACCAAACCCTATGATAGTACCTCCCACCCCTGCACCAAAGTAACTCACTTGCTTAGCTGAATTAGTATTCCATCCTTGAAGGTTTGCCTTATCCTCACTCAGTTGAACGTTAGGGAATACCTGTTTGAACTTATCACTCTTCACTATGTTCCTGACATCATAAGAGAACTTGAGGTAAAGTGTTGCCGTGCATGCGTTTCTCATCACTGACCTTGCCGGGTTTCTGCCAATGGTCCATGCACAAAACAATGAACTGACATAGGACTTCCCTGCCCTTGGTGGCATGGATACACTTAAAGACTTAATCTTATTATCCTCTATCTCTTGGAATGCCTCTGCGACACTGTGTAGAAATAACCTACTTTCAAAGAATGGTTGGTCATAGTAGAGACAAAACTCCCAAAACTCCCGACGGCAAAGTTCGAGGCGTAGTATCTGTAGTATGGCGTTTTGCTTATCATTCACCTTTGAGGAGTTGTCTGATATCATCGGAGCTTAATCCAGTGAGATCCACATTGGTTTGGGTTTGTTCTATCTGTTGTGTTGGAGCTCCATAGGCACTATCTAAGACAGCCTTATAAGCATTGGTATCCTTTTGTTCAATAGCCTTATCAATCTGAGCTTGATGCATCTTTAACTCTTGGTCATTAACATCAAGTAACTCTCTCAAAATAGTACTTCTGTTGCGTGCTCCTTTGGGCTTTCCTCCAGGGTTGCCACTTTGACCTGGTTGCCATGCTGGTTTTAGGTTGTCTTCCCTTCTTGCCATAATCGGTGAAATTTCGGTGTATTTGCTCTGTAAAGATAATAAACAAATCAAAACATGTTTGCCATGAGGTAATAAAGCCCTATCAATGCCAATGCAACTATCACTCTCATAAGACTTTCAGTTGCTTTTTTAGGATCATATATCCACTTTTGAATAGTATCACAGCTCTTCCATGGCATGAAGTAAAGAACAAACTTATCTGCAAAGTAAAGTATTGCAAAGATTGGTAGTATCATAAGCCCTAATACTACCTTGATTTTATGCCTCATTGTGTATATTTTTTACTTGATTGTATAATCTAAACTCTTGTTTCATTCCATTATCCCAAACTACATTGATAACAGTGTCAGTGTGGTCCACAATGGTGCCCAGTGGCTCATCATTGATGTAGGCTGTTTTGGTCTCAAAGTTGAATGAGTAAACATTCTTAGTCTCTTTTGAGTTCATAGTAATTGTTTATTTCGTTCTTTAGTACTCTTATTCTTTTAGCATAGTTCAATGCATCAATAGGATTACAAATATAATCAAATCCAATATCTGTTATCACATCCACCAATTTGAGGGCTGTATCCTGGTCCTTGGCTATCTTAATTATCTCAGATGTATGAATCATGGATTATCTTATTTCTAACTAAAAAATTATGTTTCATTGAGTTACTCATTGACCTTTTGAACATTCTATATTCGTATACTTTCCCATGCTTTGTCTCATGTGTTACCTTGAATAGGTTGATGTTGTCACAGAACCATCGTATCTCATATCTATTGAGCTCTTGACATCTCAGATACCTATCTTTGAAGAGTATAGAATACAGCCGCCCAAATGTCTCAGTACTTACAGTAACAGCAAAAGGTTTCTGTTTTCTATGCAGGTCAATGATTAACACTTGGCTAAGGTAAGGAAAGTTATCAACATGACAAAGGGAGCTATCTGCCCCCCTTGACCAAGTATTTAAACGCACTATCATAGAATGGAGTCCTCACCTCTTTATTATTCATAAACCTGTATAATACAGCAGGATTAACTCCCATATCCTCTGCCATGTGAATGATCTTATATCTGTTTGACAGTTGGTCTTTGAGTTCCTTTCTGAGCCACTCAGTGAATGACTCATCAAGGTTTAAGTAGACTGTCTTAGAACGGTAAGTCATCTGGCTCATCTGCTGGTTGTACACTTGTAGATGCTGGATCAACAAACTCCTTATCATGTGTAACTTTCCACACGTCCAAAGTGTTGTAATAACGTCCATTGAACTCACGTCCTCTTAGGTTGAATGATACCTCAACAACTTGAGACTTTCTTAATGGAGCAACAGCATCCATCTTATCATTGACTGCCTGGAATAAGATATCCTGTGGATACTTTGGATCCAGTGTTGTGATTACAAACTCTCTCACTGAGAATCTATCTGAGATGACTTTCACCTCATTTACGAGCTTAACAGCTCCTTTGATTGTTAAATCTGACATTGTTTATATTTTATTTATGTTTGTTAATAACTTTATTGTGGGAACTCTATTGGCTCAATGGTTCTATCAATGATATAATCTGCAACCATGCAAGCATAATCAACAGCAACCTCATGATCTGATAATCTGGATTGTGATTGAGCATCATAAGAGAATCTGATGTCTCTAAGTCTCTCACTGTTTGTAAGTAGTGCAGCCACTAATTGTGTGACTATTTGTGTTTTATCCATTGTGTTATATTTTAGTTTGTTCAATAAATGTTCTATCTGTCACTGCCTTGGCATATAGGTGAGCCATTGCAGCCACTGTTGCATGATTTTCTAAGTACTCCTCTTCCAATCTTTGAGCTCCATTTGATAGCAGGCCGTTCAATGCCATCAATACAGCCTGCTGGTAAAATTCTTTTTTGTCCATGGTTATTTGTTATTTAGTTCATTAATATACTTACTATAGTACTCATTACA